CAGGAGAATGGCGTTAGGAAGGTAGACTACGGTCCTGGTGCTACTCTCGGGGTTGAGTTCGCTCTCATCCCTAGGGAGAGTGACGAGATCGCTGCCAACCTCCGAAGATCCTCCCATGTCCGCTCCCTCAAGGAGCGGTATGGGCCGGATTTTTGAAGCCCCTGGTATCGCGGGTGAGGGGGGTGGACACCAAAGTCCATCATGAGCTGCCCCCCTCGGTGGTCCCCGCGCCACCACGGGGTGTCTGGAAGAGTGGTATCCGGGAGTGCCTAGTCGTTGAGGCCCCCAGAATCCAGGCACTGTATGCTGTACACAACGACACGAGGGTGAACCTCTTGCGCGGTTTGGTGGAACGGGTTTTCCTGGTCCCCTCACCTTCAGGCTTAGTAGAGCCGCCGCGTCCGGATCGGCTTGCGGAGAAACTTCGAGATGCCTACAAGCTCCTCACTAGAGGCGCTGCTGTGATCCCCGTCTTGACTCGTGAGGAATTTTGCCTCACTTATAGAGGCGACGGGCGTCGGCAACGCCGATATGAGGCAGCATGTCAGTCCCTTGAGGAGACTCCGTTGAACCGCAAAGATGCGCACCTTGAGACTTTTGTAAAGTGCGAAAAGATCAACTTCTCAAGGAAGCCTGATCCGGCCCCTAGGGTCATACAACCACGCAAGCCTCGCTTCGGTGTGGAGTTCGGCCGGTACATAAAAGCGCTAGAGCATCCACTCTACAAACGAATAGGACAGCGCTTTTATCGCCACCCTTGCATTGCCAAAGGCTTCAACGCTCTCGAGACGGCAAGATTGATACGGGAGAAGTGGGACAAGTTCACCGACCCAGTGTGTGTTGGAATGGACGCCTCCAGGTTTGACCAGCACGTGAGTGTTGAAGCCCTGGAGTGGACTCACCGTGTCTATTGCGCCTTTTTCTCAAATGATGCCTACCTCCGATCCCTATGCGCCATGCTTATCGAGAACAAGGGAATGGCCTACGCAAAGGACGGAGCGTTCAAGTATTCAGTCACCGGACGTAGGATGAGCGGTGACATGGATACTGCTCTCGGCAATTGCTTGTTGATGTGTGCGATGACCTGGTCGTACTGCCGCACCCGTGGCATTCGGCACCATGTCATGAATAATGGTGATGATATCATCGTCATTATGGAGCGACGAGACTTGCGGAACTTCCAATCTGATGTTGTTGCATATTTCAAGGGATTGGGGTTCACCATGGAAGTCGAGCAGCCGGTCGACGTCTTCGAGAAGATCGAATTCTGCCAAACCCACCCTGTGTGGAATGGCGAGAGTTGGGTCATGTGCAGAGGGCCTATTGGATTCTCCAAGGACCTTTGCTGCACTATCGGGACAAACGACATCCGACCTTGGTTGGGGGCTGTGGGAGAATGCGGCATGGCATTGTCATCTGGACTGCCCTGCCTACAAGAAGGCTATACATGGATGGTTGGAAACGGCGTGACCAGCAACGCCAAGGCACACCCTGCATATGCGTGTGGCATGAGTAGAATGGCTGTTGGAATGGAACCTAAGTGGAGGGAGGTGAGTCAGGCTGCTCGATATTCATTTTACCTGGCCTTTGGCATACTGCCGGACCAGCAAGTGAATATCGAGAACGAGTACAGGAGGCTTGGCCGGGTAGGTGAAATTCAAACAACGCCAAAAACCAAAGATGAGCTGCACGACATGCATAGTGCCTGGTGGGAGCCATATGGCGCCGAATGACCAGGGGAAGAGACGGACCACGCGTAGGCGGCGAAGGCAGCGCTTGCGCGTGAGGAATGATACTGGCTTAACTAGGTCCAGATTTGGTTCTGCACTAAACGGAGCCTCGCCTACTGATGTACTTACCTTTGCCATCGAAGCCTCTGACGAGGGTTGGGCTAGCTCACGCTGGGTTATCCCACTGTACGACTTCCTTGGAACTCCGCG